CGTCTAATGTCATAGACCAATCAGATGTAAGTTCTAACCAGTTTAATATATTACTTCTAACTGCGTTTGCTTTATTTCCTTCAAAATCTTTCCAATCAAATTTAATAATGCCTTTGCCTAATTGATATCCACCAGAATCACCTACTATTGTGCTAAATTTTCGATCTCTATTAACACACATAGAATCTCTATCAGCAACTTTATTCATATCTAAACAGGCGTGTCCTGCCGAATATAATGCAGTTGGATATGTAAAATAACCTTTATCTGGATTAATAAAGTTTAAACCTTCAACGTCTTGATCAAAACCTTTTGGAATTCGTTCTTTTGGAATATGTTTACCTTCGGTAACTCGTTGTCTAGATATAAATGTATTGTAAAAATTTGAAATAGCAGGCAAGAACACTGCATAGTCTTTACTAAATTTGCCTAAATGTTCTTGCCTGTATTCTGTCATTATTGCGCCTGAGCTGGAATTATATATTGATACTTGCCTAACCCCGATTCAACAGTTACCATCATTGCACCTTCGTTTGAAAAATGCAACATAACTTTTGCTGAATCTGACAGTTTCAGTATTTGCAACACCTGTGCTACAGGCCAACTCCATCCTTTATTTAGAGTTCCTTTCACTCCATTTGCAAAAACAAATTCTCCACCGTGTGATGCTTGATCACCAAATGTGAATATTAAGTTACTATTCTCTGTTCTAACAACAAAAGAATTATGTTCTGTATTTGCGATAGATTGAAAGTTAAACCTTTGTACACTTGCCACAGTTGGCTCAATTTCAACGTCCCATTTAACTCCCTTAAACTTAACTGTTTTAAGTTTTTCGTTGATAATTTCAGCATTCATAAATCTGTAATCATTTTTAAAGTCACCCTTTTCATTTTCAAAATGAATACCTGTTGGAACTTCGATATTGTTTCGTGTGCCTTTGAGTACAGTTATTTTTGCTTTTTCATGATATTCAGGACACTTCAAGTGAATATCTAATTTACTCAATTGAGGCATACCAAATGTGCCAATCATTTCTGATTGTGGTTTGTTAAAGGTTCCTTGCAAGATTACTGATCTGTCTTCTGCCATTGAATCAATGCCAGTTTCATTACTGTCTCCAGTAATTTTGACAAGATCTAAAAATCCCAGTCCATGCGTGTGCTTGACTATGTCTTGTAAGATATCTTTCATATGTTTATTATACTTTGTATTTTTGTTTTAATCAAGTGCGATTTTAGAAATTTTATATACAACTGGATTTTGTTTACCGGGTTTTTTAAATATAGCATAATTAGCCCCTGGTTTAAATTGTGTCATTTCTATAATTTCATAACCTTCTTCTTTAATAATTTTTTCCATTGTAGTTTTGGTATTATAATTCCAGTAACCTCTTTTTGCTAGATGTAAATCATAATCATAATGACAATCAGTATATTGTATGAACACATAACCACCTGGTATTAATACTCTTTTGATATCGTGTAGATATTGTTGTACATGATTTTGTGTAAAGAATACAAAGGTATCCCAACTAAACACAAAGTTGCATGAACCTTGTGGTATATTTGAACATTCTGTATTGCGTGTTAAGTAAAATTTTAAATATTTTTGATGAGCAGGTTTAAATCTTCTTCTAACTTTTTGTTCTAGTTCTGGTAAAACATCTAAAAAATAATTTAATCGCCACGATCTAAATTCTTTAGAAAACATTCCAGAACCTGGACCTATTTCTAAACTATTGTAAATGTTAGTTCTACTAAATTGAAATATTTTTGTTTGTATCATTTTATATAACAATAGGTCAACAACAGGTTTTTCTTTTTTCTTTTCAACATCAGTTCTAAACCATTCTGCAGTTTTATCTAATCTGTTTATTTCTTCTTCATTATTAGCATCTATAGACAATGCAAGATCTTTTAGAATTTTTAAATTAGAATCAATTAGTTTTTGTAGGTCTGTTTTCTTTACACGTTCTAATTTTTCAATTAATAATTTTATTTCTTCAATGCTTAACATAATATTATTTAGATTTCAAATAGTTTGTTAAATGTGTTTGTGGTTTCTGTACTTTGTACGTCCCAATTTAATACACCTATTAAGTTATCTATTTTTTGATCTAATATTGTTTGCTCCATTGCCTCAGAATCAAAAGGTAGTTCTTTAAACCAGTCTGGAATACGTAATTCATCTGTAGGATATGCAATACTTGTATAGTTTAATGGATTGTTTTTAAGTTTGCATACAATTACTTTTGCTCCATCTAATATTGGTAATGAATATTTGTCACCATACATTTGTTTACAATTATTCCAATTCATACTTGCTCTAACGTGCCCTGGCATATTTGCTCTTCCTTTTTTCTTTTCTTCTTCGGTATATTTTGTAACATTGTTTGCTCTTTTTGGTGAACCTTTTTCCCAACCCGGTCTTGCTTTAAATTCTGATCGGAATTCGCCAATTCTATCTAATACTTGTTTTTCTGTTTTACCTATTAATACCATATACAATATATCACTTAAAAAGTCTTGTACAAATACAGGAGTATCTGATCTTTTTAAATCAAGGCCCATTGCTTTTACTTTGCCTTCTTTACCTGCTATATCTGTACGTTCATTTTCTTTATCATAATACAGTACTGCATATCTTTTCTTTGTAATAAACAAACCTTTAGATGCTACAAGTTCTCGACCTGCTGTAATAACAGCGCCACGTGTATGTGGACAATGAAATGCTTTAGTCATAAAGCCTGTAAATGATGTATTCATTTCTTCTGCAATTTTATCATATAATGCAATTACTGATTCTTTATTCCATGGAATCTTGCCTGTGTCAATATCATTTTTTAAAGTTTTATGTGCTGTAAAATAAACTGAATCAGTATCACCATATATTATAGATTTACCACTGTGATCATAATTGCCTGCAACAATATCATTTACTTTTGCCGCCATATGTTTTGTAATACATCTACCTGTTAGTGTTACTGATTGTCCAATTCTTATGTCAAAGAATCTACAACCTGGATTTAAAAGTGCACCATATAAACTGTTTAAATTAATTTTTTTAACAAGTTGCCTTTTATCCCAATACTCTTTTTCAATTTCATTATCTCCACAATCGCCCATCTTACGTTGCATTTCTTGTCTTTCAGCATACCAACGTTTTAATAAGCCCGGAATAATTGCTTCAAATTCGTATGTGAATATTGTGCCATTTGCACTTAACATCCATTTGTTGTTGCCTTCAAATACAATTTCATATAATTGTGCCGCAGACATTTTAACAGATGTACCATCTGCCCAGTCTACAATAATTTCTGTGCCTTTGTCTTGTTTCATTACTGCTTGATATTCCCAACTACCAAATTGTCCTTCCCAAGCCGCCGCAAATGATTTCTTTTGAAACTTGGCTCTGTTTACTTCTGCTGATGTTATTACTGGACGTGTCTGTCCTATAATAGTTTCTGGACCCATATTCAACGCTCTAATAACAGATGGATATAGTGATTTAATATCAAGAGATCCTATCCAGTCATGTATTCCTTTTTTTGGAGTTGCCACGTAAGCACCAGCCGCCGTTTGTACTTCTTCACCTTCTTTTCTATAACGTCTGCCTGGTACAATCATACCTCTTCTGTGTGCTTCATTTACTATTGCTTGTTCTGTAACTGCAACTGCACCCATTGTAGTTTGTAGCAATACAGTATTTTGGTGTGCAATCTCATTGGCTAAATCGATAAATTTTAATTTCTTTTCAAGTTTTGCAAGTAAGTTTGTATCTTGTCTGTTATATTCTATAAACAAACCAAAGTCTTCGTTATATAATTTGTCTAACGATCCTTCATATACAGTTTTTCGTTCGCCAAGTTCGTGTTGTCCGATTGCATCTAGTCTAAATGAATGTCTTTCCTCGTATGTGTACTTTCTATAAAGTTCTAATAAATCTAAATGTACTCGTCCAATTAAATCATAACTTAATTGTTCTCTACCAAATTTTTCAAATGTTCTACGTTTTGGTTTTTTACCCCAAAAACATAAACGTCTTGTGTCATCACTGCTTAATACTTTTTGAATTCGTCCTACTGTATATGGAATATCATATCCTTCCGAATTCCAGCCAGTTAAAACATCAGCGTCATCAACTAATGTAAGAAATGCATCTAGTATATCTTTTTCTTTGTCAAATATCATTACATTAGAAAATCTTTCTGTTTGTGCCTTAGCAGTTTCCATAGTCATTTTTTTTGGTTTTAATGCAAAAGTGACTAACTGATCCGTCCAGCTCAAATAACAACTAATGGCAGTTATGGGCATAAACGGATCGTCAGTTGTAGCATAACCCCTTTCAGGGTCAAAGTCCACTTCAATATCAAAAAACACTACATTTAGTTTTGGAGTTTCCTTACCTAAGTAATTTTCCTCCAAGCATCTAAATATAGGATTGATATCTTGTTCATAAAGAGTTTTATTGGATCTCATCCTTTGCTCTTTAATGAATTCTTTTGATGTTCTACATGATATTTTTTGTAGCGTGTGTCCTGTTATAGCTCGATGTTTACCTCGTGAATCTGGATAATAAAAAACATATCTAGCATCATAGTCAACAAAAACTCGTTTGCCTTTAGAGTTTCTTTCAACTACATATACTTTGTCTTCTTCTTTATTATATAAAGCGTCTATGTAACTCATTTAAAAAATACTATATAATTTCCTATAATGTTCATTATTGTAAACCATCCAGATAGTACTACTATCCAAATTTGTCTTCTTCTGTAACTAGCATAACACAAAGTACTAGAACCAAGCAAGTACAATGGAAATACAAGATACATTGTTGGGGTTGGTGAGGTAAACGTTAAAATACAAGAACCTATAATAGTTAATATTACAGAGAATAGTTCAAACCAAAAAGCAACTTGGTCTGTTTTATAACTGTTTACCCAAAATTCTTTGAGTAAACGATAAATCAAATTTTACCTGCCGCCGTTAATATGGAATCTAACGTATCCATATTATCTGAAATATCTTGGTAATTACCTTTGTGTGCAATTGAAATCGCTTTATTAATCAATGCAGGTTTAAGTTCTAATTCTTCAGCAAGTGATTTTACTGTGTCTCGAAGACCTGTTCTAAGGTCATCAACTTCGCTTAATACTTGTGAACCTTGTGATATAATTTGTATTAGTTTTTGTTTTTCGCTGTCGTTAAAGTTTTTAACTGCCATATTTTCTCCTTGTTATTATTATATAACAAACTTAGAAGTAGAGCAAATGGTTTTTTAGATTAAGCCGGATAATTTTTTGATACGTGCTAATTCAGGATTTTTTTCGGTAATGTCGTTATCCTTCATTATTTGATTTGGAGAATTTATAAAGTTGTCAACTTTTGCAAGTCCTCTGCTACCTGCACTGGTAGGAGATTTGATTTGTTCACCTGCACTAATAGTTCCTCTTTGACGCATTTTGGTAACGTCATCAATATATTGCTTATAGTTGTAAGGTATATTACTCATACTAGGTATTTATTGGAAATTATTTCTTTGTAGATTCTGTTTTTGGTTCTTTTGGTGCAGGATCTAAGTCGTTTGTGAACTTATCTTTTGCTGGAATGTCAATTGCTGGTGCAACGGCATCTAGTTCAACTTCTTCACCATCTTCTACTGCCGGTGTTTCAACGGACGGAGTTCCAGGATCTGGTAAAACTTCTTTATCTAAGTCTAATAATCTTTCTTCTGCTTCGGGTTCTTTTTCTTGAACTACTTCTTCGTTATCTTCAGTTTCTTTTGCCTCTGCGTCAGCAATAACTTCTGTTGTTTCTGGTGTTTTAATTAAAAAGTTCTTTTCTTGTAATTCTACTTCATTTATTGAAAATTTATTGTAAAGTTCTGCTAGTTCAGTTCCTTCTGCTTTTTTTACGTATTCTGTTATTTCTGAAACAAATCTTTCTCTAAATGTTTTGTCATCTAAAGTTGCTTCTTCTTTTTCTTGTGCTTTTAGTTCTGCTAATTGTGTTTCAAGTTCTGTAATTTTATCTAATCTTTTGCTTTCTTCTGTTACTACTTTTCTAATACCTGTTGATATAGAGTCATCAGATTTTTTTATTGCTTCAGTAATGCCTGATTTT